GGGACAAATTACTAATACTAACCTACTTATTCTTGAGCAAGCAATTGGTGGTTATGATGCAGTTGGAGTTACTTCAGGTGCAACTTTAACTTTTTCAAATGGTGTATTATCTAATGGTAAAAACCAAGTTTTAAAATTAACAGGGACTATTACAGGAAATGTAAATGTTATTATTCCAGATTCTGTAGAAAAAACATATACGGTACAAAATTCTACTACAGGTGCTCATACCGTAACTTTTAAAACTACTTCTGGAACGGGAGTAACTTGGACAGCAACAGACAAAGGAACTAAAACACTTTACTCTGATGGAACAAATGTTTTAGAAGGACTTAGTTCAACAGGAGCATTAACAGCTGCGGGCCATATTGTTCCTGGTACTACCGACACTTACGACTTAGGTGCAGCAGGAAATGTTTGGAGAAATATATATACAGGGGATTTACATCTTTCTAATAAATTTAAAGAAAAAGGTAATATTGTTGATGGAACCAAAGGAAATTGGACTTTACAAGAAGGTGAAAATGATATATTTATGATTAATAATATATCTGGAGAAAAATTTAAGATTAATTTATCTAAGGTAAAAGGAGATTCATAATGGGTATTATTTCAAATGGAAATACAGTAATTGATAATGGCGCAATTGATGCGAATGAAGTTGATACTACGCAGATAGCAAATGACGCTGTAACTGCTGACAAAATTGCTAACACTGCAGTCACTGCAGGATCTTATACAACTGCTGACATTACAGTAGACGCTCAAGGAAGAATTACTTCTGCTGCAGACGGTAGTTCAGGTGGTGGTGGTTTTAAACCTAGACTTGTTGCTGGAGGACCAAGTAATGGTACCTATACTGCTAATAATAATGCCACTGAAATATTAGTTTACGGAGTTGGCGGCGGCGGCGGAGCTGGCGGAGCAAATAATAGCTTTGTAGGTAGAGGCGGAGCCGGTGGAAACGGTGGTTTTGGAGTATATAGTGCAACTATATCTGCTCCCTATTCAAAATCTTATGCAGTGGGCGGTGGAGGAAATGGTGGCAGTGTTGCTAATGGTCCCGATAACCAACCTGTCCCTGATGGAGGTTCAGGCGGTGCAACATCCTTAACAAATGTATTTAATGCTAATGGTGGTGCCGGAGGCGCTGGAGTAGTTAACGGAACCGGTTCAGCCGGTAGTGCTGGAAGTGTATCAGCAGGTTCAAATGCGTCTTCAACAAATCATAATGGTTTTTTAGTAAATGGAGGTAAAGGTGCTCCTCAAAATAATAGCAGACCTGACCGAGCTCCTTTATCACCAGGGGGACCGTCCAAAGCTTTGCCTGGCGAAGCGGGTCTTCCCGGTGGTTTAGTAATTTTTGAAAACGTTTAAGGAAATAAATGAAATACGCTTTTTTTTATCATAATACTTGTTATGCAATAGCTGAATCCGAAGAAGAAAAAGATCTTTTATCTCTTTCTATAGTAGATTCTATATTAAAAACAATAACTGATTTACAGTTTGAAAATGCTAAAAATTATAAATCTCTTTTAGTATTAGAAAATGATGTAGTAACAGAAGAAAGTTTATATGCTCCTTTGTTAAATAATTCTGAAACTGATTTTGATACAGCCAAATCTATGATAAAATTAAATATCAATAATATATGGCTAAAAAAAATAACTACTTGGCTTGATGCTAACCCCCAATCAGAACATTATTCATACTGGGAAGATTATAAAATTAAACTTGAAGCAGTTGATCCTGACTCCATAAGTTTTCCTATAAGTCATGAATCTTTTATGGAATGGTTTAATAATCAAACAGGTAATCCTACTAAAAGCCCCTTGCAATTACCATAATTTAAATATATAAATAACTTAATGTTTTTAGAAAGAAAAATTGAATTTAGTATTCATCCAAATTTAATTAATATAAAAAATATTAGACCCATAGAAACAAAAAAAGTTTTACCAGATTGGTATAAAAAAATTGAAAAACACACTATTCATTATAGAAATATAAAAGGTTGTATGCCTTTTTTAGATGCTATATCTGCAGGCTATACTTTACCTCTTCCTCAAGATTTATTTATTGGACATAATGTTATGAATAAACACGCAGAACCTCCAGAGATACAGTGTTTTTATAAATTTAGTTTAGCGGACTTTTCATCAGAACAGTGTTTACAATATAATATGAATGGTAATAACAACGAGCTGCACGCTACTGAACAAATTGGTGGCTCTGATAGTTTTTTAGGTAAAAAAAATGGTGGAAATAACATTATTAAAATTTTAAATCCTTGGAAAATTAAAACACCTCCGGGTTATTCTTGTTTATTTACATCTCCTAATTACAGTGAAAATGATTATTTTAATATAATAAGTGGTATAGTAGACACTGATGTTTTTGATATGCACATTAATTTCCCTATGATTGTTAATCATGATAAATATAATTCTTTTGAAAAATTATTTAAACAAGGAACTCCATACGTTCAAATTATTCCTTTTAAAAGAAATTCTTGGAAAAAAGAAATAGCTATAAATAAACATGATAGTGTTTTTAAATTTAATTATTTTACTTCACTTATAGACAGATATAAAAATAAAATATGGAGTAAAAAATCTTGGAAATAAAAAATTACATAAAAATTTATGACGATATACTTCCACACAAAATTTTAAGTAATTTTTTAAAATATTGTAATTATGTAAATTTTGAAAAAGCTAAAATACTAGGAAAAGATGGAAATAATTATGTTGATGATAATCAAAGAAAAGTTGAAGCTAAATGTTTAAATAATTTTAAGTCGGACATGACAGAGACTCATTGGAGCAACTATTTATACAGTGTATTTATAGGAGCCATAGAACGATATCAATGTGATATAAATTTATTTGGAACTAATGTAATAAAAAATATAGTAAATATTGATTTATTAAAATATGAAAATACCGGTTTTTATAATTACCATTTCGATCATCATGCAAACGAACCTAGAACAATAAGTATTATACTAATGTTAAATAATGATTACGAAGGAGGAAATTTGTGTTTTAAAGATAATATTACTAACAATGAAACTGTAATTGATACAAAACCAAACAGGCTTATTATTTGGCCGAGTAATTTTTTATTTCCACACAAAGTTAATCCCGTAACGAAAGGAACAAGGTATTCAGTGGTATGTTGGGCAGTTTAGGAAAAGATTTTAAATATAAAATAATAGATAATTTTTTATCTGAAGATGAATTAAAACTATTAGAGAAATATTGTTTTTTTAAACATCGTTCAAATAGGGAACATTTTTCTTGGAGTAACAACTATAATGGAGATAGTGGTTTTTATGGAGACCCATTGATGGAATCATTAATGTTAAAGAAAAAAGAATTAATAGAAAAAGAATCTAATTTAAATTTATTACCTACATATTCTTTTTGGAGAATGTACACCAGATTTGCAAATCTTGTTAAACATAAAGACAGGTCTTCTTGTGAAATAAGTGTTACCACTCAAATTTCATCAGATGGTACTAAATGGCCTATATACATAGAAGGAAAAGAAAACATTTTAAAAAATGGTCAAGCAATTATTTATTTAGGTTGTGAGTTAGAACATTGGAGAGAGACTTTTGAAGGAGACTATCAGGCACAATGTTTTATGCATTACGTAGATTCAAAAGGTCCTTTTACTGATTTTAAATTTGATAAAAGATTGGATGTGGGTATATGAAATTTAAACAATTTAAAGATGGTTCGTGTGATATTAAATTTTCTTGGAAAGAACGAATAACCTTACTTATAACTGGAAAGCTTCATTTATCGGATGTAGGTCTTAGACATTTTGGAAATTTTTTAGTAAAAATGGTAGCTGATTGGAACGTTCATTTTAGTGAAAAAACTGCAAAGTTAGATACACATCCAGACACGGAAATAAAAAATAAATAATAATGAATTTTATATATATTTAAGACTTTCATCTCTATTTAAAAGATAGTATATTATTATATTTGGATATTTATGTTACAAAAGCTTAATTTTAAACCTGGTTTTAACAAAATGATCACTGACTCAGGAGGAGAATCTCAATGGGTAGATGGTGATTTTGTAAGATTTAGATACGGATTACCTGAGAAAATAGGTGGTTGGAGTCAATTAACCACTGATAAAAACACATTACCGGGTGCAGCAAGAGCACAACATAGTTTTTCTAGTATTGATGGTGAAAGATATGTTGCCATTGGTACTTCCCAAGGTCTATATTTATATTACGAAGAACAATTTTTTGACATTACTCCTTTAGACACAGCTATCACTGGAGCTGATTTTGATGCAGCGTCAGGATCTGCAACAGTTACTGTTAATAAAACAGCACATGGATTATTAGATGGTAGATTTATAACATTTACTGCAGTCACAGTTCCAACAGGATCGGGTTATTCGACAGCTGATTTTACAGGAAATACTTTTGAAGTGTTAAATAAAACAGATAATACATTTCAAATAACTATGCCTTCTAATTCAGCGGGTTCAACATCAGGAACTGGATCAGCAACTATTAATCCA